ATCCTTTATAATGAATTACATAATCAAGAAAAAATCATGCCTTTCCAACCAACTTTTTCCAACTCTGAATTGATCTCTTTCTTTAAAGACAACTATGGTAGTGAGTTTAATTATCAAGCAATCAAAGAAGCAGCAAATCATTTCAAAGTTCAAGTTCAGAGCATCTCAAAAAGAATGAAGAAGATGCCTGAGATTAAACAAAAAACTAGAGGAAACTACACTCTAACTGTTGCTCAAGCAAAAGCACAACTTGAGAAACAAATAGTTAAAGAAGCAAGAGATTTGATACCTCCAGTATCAGATTCTTATGTACCCTTCGGTAACTTTAAAGATGTCAAAAAGATTATTCAATCTGGCATTTTCTATCCTACATTCATTACAGGATTATCAGGTAATGGTAAGACCTTCTCAGTAGAGCAAGCATGTGCTCAACTTAAGAGAGAACTTATCAGAGTAAACATTACTATCGAAACAGATGAAGACGACCTTATTGGCGGTTTCCGTCTTGTTAATGGTGCCACAGTATGGCATAACGGACCCGTTATCGAAGCACTCGAACGAGGTGCAGTATTGCTCCTTGACGAAATCGACCTTGCCTCTAACAAGATCCTCTGCCTTCAGAGCATCCTTGAGGGAAATGGAGTTTTCCTTAAGAAAATTGGCAGATTCGTTAGACCCAAATCAGGATTCAACGTCATTGCAACCGCAAATACAAAGGGTAAAGGTTCAGACGACGGAAGATTTATTGGAACTAACGTGCTCAACGAAGCCTTTCTCGAACGATTCCCAGTTACCTTCGAGCAAGAGTACCCAACCGTCTCAATCGAAAACAAAATCCTCAAGCAATCAGGACTCGATGACGACACCTTCTGCAAACGATTAGTTGATTGGGCAGACATCATTCGTAAGACATTCAACGATGGTGGTATTGATGAATTAATCTCTACTCGTCGTTTGGTTCACATAGTCAATGCATACAAAATCTTTGGTAGCAAAGAGAAAGCAATTGAGGTATGTGTAAATCGTTTCGATGAAGAAACAAAGCAATCATTCATGGAACTCTATGATAAGGTTGATGCTGATGTAAACTTTGGTGATGATGAAGAACTATCAAACCAAGAACTACTTGATCAAATTAACTCATGACCATTTGGAAAAACTACATTGCTGCTCTTGAAGAGACATTCCCTGACCTAAAGGTTGGGGAACAATGGGCAGAGTGGGAAGGAAAAGATGCCCACCTCATTGCTAACCTTCGTTATGGTAAGAACTTTATCAAAGCAAGGGAAGCACATATAACAGATCCTAGATCTGACATCTACAACACTATACTGTATCCTAAGACAGGTGCAGATCTTCCTTGTTTTGGAATGGATCTAATGAAGTTTAGTGAGAAGAAAGTTATTCTAGTTTTTGACTTCCAACATCCAAGAGAGAAATATCTATTCTCAGTTGATGGTCTTCCAAAAGATGATGGTAAGTATAGGTTCTTTGAGATGGGTAATCACTTCTCAGAAAACATATTCGTAAGGTATTGTAAACCTGATGAGGTTGATGAACATCTTCCAATGTTTAAACAATACTTGACAGAATATAAAAAGATGGTAGAATTAAATGATCCACAAGGAGAAGACACTACGGTGTATGCTGACTTTGACAAATACATGACCGAACTTGATCCTGTTAGAGGTTATTTAAAAGGTAAGTTTGGAGAAGAGAAGTCAGAATCCTTTGTAAATGATTTTCTATTTACCTATGGTTAATGCATGGAGTTTAGCGTATGACACACTTAACGGAACACTTGATGAGGAGTATCCTATTGTGAATCATCAATTTAAATATCATGAGGAAGAGATCCTCAAAGATATAGAAGAATACATTTCTTCTACTTACAATGGGCACTACACAGGAACTCAACATGAGTTTCGTAAAGTCCAAACAATAGACCTCATGGCATCTAGAGATCTTGCACCACATTTTTGCCAAGCAAACATACTAAAATATGGTAGTAGATATGGAAGCAAGAATGGTAAAGATAAGAAGGACTTGCTAAAAGTCATTCACTATGCTATGCTACTATTACACTTTGACGACCACTATGGAAAACCTTCCATGACTAGTGGTAATATTGATCACACTATGCCTTAATTATGCAACTATCTGAAGAAACAAAAGAAATCCTCAAGAACTTTCAATCAGTAAACAACTCAATTTATTTTAAAGGTGGTAGTACTATTAGTACTATCTCTGTGACTAACAACATCTTTGCTAAGGCAGAGATCAATGAAGATTTTCCTATGCCTTTTGCCATATATGATTTAGGGCAATTCTTAGGTGGAGTTTCTTTATTCAGTAATCCTTCTATCAATTTTGATAATACGTCATACATGACTATCAAGAATGGTAGATCTAAAGTCAAGTATTTCTTTGCTGATCCTGATGTAATTACTAAACCACCAGAGAAAGATATACAATTACCAGAACATCAATTTAGTTTTCAGTTTACTAATGAAACACTATCACATTTGATGAAAGGTGCACGTGTATATCAGTTACCTGATTTGTGTTTAGAATCTGAAGGTGGTGAAGTTAATTTAGTTGTTAAGGATAAAGAGAACGATACTTCTAATGCAGTATCTTATGAGGTTGGTCAATCTGAAGTACCATTTAAATTTAATTTTAAAATAGAAAACATAAAGATAATACCAGGTACATATGATGTTGAGATTAGTGAAAGAGTTGCTCGTTTCTGTAATAATTCTTTGAAGTTAGAATATTACATAGCACTAGAACCTGATTCTACATTTGGATAATGAACAACGTAGGATTAGAAGTTGTCTTCTGGACAATACTAGCACTCTATCTTTTATCTAAGTTAGGAGTGTTTAAAAAGTGAAACTCACTCAAGAAATGATCGAAGAGATCCAAGAGTTAATGAACCATACTAAAAAAGATGGTACTATTAACTGGCAAGATGGTGATGACATTAGAATCAGTTTAGCAGGTACTTTTGCTGCTGATAGATTCATCGTCATTAAAAATGAATCCAAGAATCCTTGGGTTCCTGCTCAACCTCATCCTAATTTTGATTATGAAAAGGGAGAGTTTAAAACGTGAGAAAATTATGGAGAGTATGGAAGTATGCATTGGGTTCGTTCTCTGATGAAAAGACAAAGAGGTATGATAATCTTGTACTCCTTGTTCGATCTGGCATCTTTTTTACTTATCTCATTACTAATTGTTTTATTATTAGCGGAGTAATCCGACATTGGAATGACTGATTTTGTATGGGTCGAAAAATATCGACCAAAGAAAATTGAAGATTGTATTTTACCTAATTCTATCAAGAATCAATTTAAAGCGTTTCTTGCTACAGGTCAAATATCTAATATGCTTTTACATGGTACAGCAGGTGTTGGTAAAACAACTGTTGCCAGAGCATTATGTGAAGAACTAAAAGTTGATTACATTATCATTAATGGTTCTGACGAAGGACGTTATCTTGACACAGTTAGAAATAAGGTTGCTAACTTTGCTTCTACTGTATCTTTGTCTTCTGATTCACAACATAAAGTTGTTATAGTAGATGAAGCAGATAACACTAGCACAGATGTACAACTTGCATTAAGGGCAAACATAGAAAAGTTTCATGGTAACTGTAGATTTATATTCACATGTAACTATAAGAATAAGATTCTAGAACCATTACATTCTAGATGTACTGTAATTGATTTCACAATACCTTCTGTTGATAAGAAGATGGTAGCATCTCAATTCTTTGAACGTTTAAAATATATTTTAAATAATGAAAGTGTTGATTTTGATGAGAAGGTATTACCACAGTTAATACTTAAGTTCTTTCCTGATTGGAGAAGAACACTTAATGAATGTCAACGTTATGCTGTTGGTGGTGTAATTGATAGTGGTATATTATCAAGTTTGAATGAAGTTAAATTTAAAGAACTAACTGATTCACTTAAGAAGAATGAATTTACTACAGTGAAGAAATGGGTATCTTCTAATTTAGATAATGAACCATCTCATATCTTTAGATCAATCTATGATAGCTTATATACTTACCTAGTACCTGTAACTATACCTCAAGCGGTATTGATTATTGCTAAGTATCAATATCAATCAGCATTTGTTGCTGACCAAGAAATTAATCTCTTAGCAGCATTAACTGAAATTATGTTGGAGTGTGAATTTAAATGAGAGTTAGTAGACAAGAACTAATACATTGGCAATTACAAGCAATGTTACGTGAGCATACATTCAATGATGACACATTAAAATACTTAGGTGTAAGAAAAGATAGCATCGGTGTACCACAACATTGGTATAGTATAGATGGTCATGAAGTACCAGTAGATGCTATTGAAGAATTAGAACCTACAGAGGATGATACATAAAATAAGTACCTTAATATTATGCCAGTATACCAAGATTACGAAATCAGAATCAACTTAAATGAGTTGATAGAAAAAAGAATTCCTTGTTGTGATCTACTACATCCTGACCACTGTTTAACAGAGAAACAGGTTGCTGAGATTGCACATGATATAAGAATGGATTTAAACTTACATGATATCTTTAGGCAAGTAGATCAGCATATAATGAGATATGTTGATGCTGCTGGTATAGACAATAAAGATCATTGGGTTGAACCACATCTTCCAGATTTGGATAGAGACATATCTGATGAAGTCGGCATTGACTTTGACTAGCAACAGTGCTAGAATATTATTATGAATATTTTTGTGACCGACCCAGATCCTGTGAAATCTGCACAGGTTCTACCTGACAAACACATTGTCAAGATGCCATTAGAAACATGTCAAATGCTTTCTATTGTAGCATCAGAAAAGTGGGGTCATGGTTTTGGTGTTCTACCTAAATTAGATGGTGCACCATACAAAACAGAGAAGGGTGCATTTCGTAACCACCCTTGTACAATTTGGGCACAGACAAACTTCCGTTGGTTGATTGACCACGGACTTGCTTTATGTGCAGAATATACACACAGATATGGTAAGACACATAGTTGTCAGTATACTATAGAATGTGCTGATATTATATTTCCAGATTGTCCACCACCTACATCATTTACTAGGGCAATGCCTGATGAGTTTAAACATGACACAAGCATTGACACTTTTACTGCTTACAAGAATTACATTAGCAGCAAACCTTGGGTTGCATCTAATTATCTTCGTGACGAATCCCGTAAACCGAATTGGTTATCGTAAACTATGATTTTTCTATCTTGCCCACCTGTATATACATTACCAGGTACATGGACTAAATGTAATGCTCTTATACCACATTACACTGCAAATCCAAACTTCACGTTTGGTATATCAATCTTAGTAATTTTAGTATTACTATCAGGGTTTGGTATATATAAAGCATTTTTTAACAACGAAGGTCTTACCGATCAATGGGACGATCACGATGATTAGTTTTTTACTTTTTAATGCAGGTTTTTTAAACCTCTTATTTTATATCTTTGCGATTGGATTTCTAATTTCATTAGGATTAGAGCAGTGGTTAAAGTTCAGACCTTTAACTGTTGATCAATCAATGAACGAAAGAAACATGTATATCGTACAGAGCAACAGAAGATACTGTTGGAGACAGGCATGGATAACTAATCTGTATTGGTTTCTATGTAACGTAGGTTTGTATGTTGTATCAAGAAATATGCAGACACCATCGGATACTTTTTGGAATGGACTATGAAGATAGACACACAAGGAATGTCCTATGGGACAGGTAAAGGTAGTGGTAAAACTTTAGAAGAACAACGTGCAGCGATACCACCTGCACAATTCAAACAGGTTAATTTAATAACTGATGCACTCAAGGTAGAGCTCAAAGATCTTATCAATGAGGTACTAGATGAGAGAGAACTTGAAAAGAAACTCAATGGTCCTTATGATGTGTATGAAGATGGCGAAGGTGAGTGGGGTACATACTAATGCAGTTTCATGGTAGAGATATACAACGCATGATACATGCCTGTGAATACTATGGTAGTCTAGTACGTTCACATGATGCAACTCTAGCATCTCATTACGACAAGACCATTCATAAACTAAAGAACTATGCACAGGAGATGGACTGCCCAGACTGTTGGGATCCAGAGAGCACATGCAATATAGAAACACACTATCCGAAAACG